TGCTTCAGCCGGACAACACGCTCCCGGCTACGCCCGAGAACTCGAACGAGCCTGCCTGATCCTGGCCTCGGTCGGGTTCCTCGCCACCGCCCTCGGTTTGGTCGGAGCATTCGGCAACGGCTCGCTGATCGACGTCCTGTTCGCTGGCCTGGGCGCGTGCCTCTGCGGCTCGGCCATCGCGGTCGGCATCCAGGCCCGGACCACCGAGCAGCGCGTTCGCGCCGTTCTCCGTCGGATGCGGAAATCCCGATAACCTGAGCCCCTGGCCGAAAAGGTTGGGGGCTCAGCTGTGTTCCCGGGGTGCTTGCGCGTTGGGCAAGGCTTGTGATTTAATTGTATTACCGGGCGGGACCACCGCCCCACACACCGAGGAGACCATCATGCAGGTCAAGTTCCAGCAGGCCGAGACCGTCAACGGGCACCCGGCCAACTTCAACGACCTGGAGGTCTTCATCGACGGTTCGTTCTGGGGCTACGTCTCCGGACCGGCCAAGGGTCAGCGAGGCGAGTGGATGTCGATCGCCGGGTACGAGCTGTGCGGCGAGCGCAAGATTACCCCCGGTGACTCCTGGAAGCGCGGCGGCAAGAACAAAGAGGCCGCCCTCCTCGCGTCGCTCACCTTCGGCAGCTGACCGACTGCCCCCCAGCCCCTGGCCTTCGGGTCAGGGGCTCAGTCGTGTCACCAGTGAACTTGCGCAGGACGCAAGCCTGTGATTTAATGGAATTACACGGGGCGCCACCGCCCCCCGCAGTCACAAGGAGAACCAAATGGACTTCGACACCGCCATCAAGCTCGTTGCCGACGACCAGCGCGCGAGCTGGCCGGAACTGTCCGATGGGGAGGCCGTCGACCACGCCCGGAACACCATCAACCCGGACACCCTCGACGCTCCAGGCACCCGGCTCCACGACGCCTACCTGGTCGTGCTGACCGCAAAGCCGATCCAGATCGTGGCCGCATTCCGCCCCTGACCGGCCTCCTCGGCCGCCGCTCCCTCCCGGAGCGGCGGCCTTTCGGGGTAGGAGGTACAACTGTGGAAACTGACGCAACATTGCGGTCCAGCGAGCCGGACAACGGCCTGATCTGGGCAGTGCACGAGGAGCTGAACGAGTTCGACACCGACGTCGCCATGCAGCGCGAGAACCGGCCTCTCCGAGCGGGTCGTATTGTGGCCACGGTCGAGGCCGCGCTGTTCGCGGACTTCGCGGTCAAGCTGCGGGAACTCGGTCTGCCGCACCAGGCCAGCCACTACGACGAGCTGGCGGAGCGGCGCGAGATCCAGTCGACCGGCAAAGGCCGAGACTGAGGCACCAGCGCCCCCGCCCGGACACACCGGCGGGGGCGTCGCCGTGTCAGGTACTTGCGCCTGAGGCAAGCCCGTGATTTACTGGTTGTAGATCGGGGCGCTAAGCCTCGTCGGGAAGGGAGACGGTAATGCGGAAGCACTCGGCAGCCACACTGGTCCACTTGATCAACGCAATGGACGGCCAGCGCGCAGTGACTATCCGCCACGTCAAGCCGAACGGCGAGGTAACCCGCCGCACGATCGAGATTCGCGGGTTCTGGGTTAGCAGGGCGGGCCACGTCATGATCCGCGCCTGGGACCGCAAGAGCGGCGAAGTCAGGGACTTCCGGCTCGAACGCGTGACCCATTACACTCTGCACCAGTCCGCCACCCTGGCCGGTTTCACCGCGCCCTACGAGGTGGAGGAGCTGGAAGAGGACGACCGGTCGGCCGTTTGGGGGCGACCCTTTCGCCTGGCCGCGTGACTGAATTGACATCGGGGGAAGTGGCGCCAGGTCACTTCCCAGAAATTGGGGGCTAAAATGCTTCGCAGGGCAGCAAGCGGCGACTTCGTCCGCACGATCGGCACCAAGGAGATCGGCACCGTGGCAGGCTGGCGGGACGCCGGAACCAACGCGGGCGCCAGCGTTCTGGTCCGGTTCAGCGTCGATCGCATCCGACACGTCGAGGTGACCGACCTGGAGTTCGTGGCGAACGCCAAGAAGGTAAATAACACCAACACTCGGGTGCTGTCCTGGGTCGGCTTCCTGGTGTCGGCCGGTCTTGGGGCGCAGATCGGTCTCGAACTCTTCAACACTGGCTCGGGCCTCTCGCTCGCAGCCCCCCTGGGGGCGACAGTATTCACCGCCCTGCTCACCTGGTGGGGTATCGTCTGCCAACCCAGGAAGACCAAGCTCGTCAAGTGAATGGTATACTCGGGGCGGTGGCGCTGATGGCGACCACCGCCCCGCGTTTGTGTGTGGAGGATGCACCAGAGTGAAACAACGTTCAATAAAGTTCCTCGGCGGAGCACACGTGTTCACGCAGGACGAGCTAAACAACGCGTCCAGGTCGATAGCGGACGGCGCCCTGAGGTCACACGGTCACGCGGACGAGCCAGCCCCCGGAGAGGTCGAGAAATGGGTAGCCCGCGAACTCTTGGACTACCTGGGTCTGGTCGGACCGGAGGACGCGCGGTCGGCCACGGAAGGGGGCACCACAGCCCTCGTTCGGCCCCCGGGCGACTACTGACGCGGCTTGCGCCAACCACCCCAGGCATGGTTGGATGTTCAGGGTGCAACGGACCTTGCCAGTCCTCCGAGGACTTGTCCTCGACGCAAGGGACATGGTAGGATGGTTCTACAAGCCAACAGACTTCCACTTCCTTCCGGAGGAAACACCATGAGCGAGACCCTTGAGGCCACCGACGTCGACACCGAAAACGTCGGCGAGGCCGAGGCCCCCGCGCCCCGCATCACCAAGGCGCCCGAGCCCTGCAACTGCGGCCGGTACACGACCACGGACGAGAACGGCAACCAGGTCGACACCGACTGCACGTACGAGACGACCCGCAAGTTCGGCCCCGGCCACGACGCGAAGCTCAAGAGCCTGCTCATCAAGGCCGCCGTGAACCGCCAGCCGGTGCGTCGGGTGTCCGACGGCGTCGAGTTGGAGGCCCTGGAGGTCGCCGGGGAGTTCGGCTTCCGTCCCCAGGTCCAGAAGGGTCTCGACGTCGCGGACAAGAAGGCGCAGGAGCTGGCCGACCGCAAGGCCGAGCGCGAGATGAAGAAGGTCGAGACGCAGCGCAAGCGCGACGAGGCCAAGGCCGACCGCGCCCGCAAGGCCGAGGAGCGCAAGGCGAAGGCTGCCGAGGCCAAGGCCGCCGCGCAGGCCGCCAAGGACGAGGCTGCCGCGCAGGCCCCGTCCGACGACGTCGCGGCCTCCTGACCCGGGCTGAACGCGACGTAACGACTTTCGACCCCCGGCCACTCTGGTCGGGGGTCGAAATGTACCCGCACCCAGGTACTTGTCCGGTGCGCAATAGCAATGATAAAATGGTATTTCCAACAAACGAGAGGGGCTGCAGTGGCAGGCAAGTTCGAGTTCATCACCAAGAAGTCGGTCGCACCCGGCGACGAGATCGAGGTCGACGGAATTCCGGCCCGGGTGCTGGCGACTCACGCGGAATTCGGCATCCACTACGAGGTTCCGATTCCTGGGCTGAACACGTCAGCCCGAGACTGGCTCCCCTGGGACCAGATCGTACAAGCTCGCGTCATCTGAAGTTTCCGGCCCGGTCGGGGAGTGATAAGGTCCCCCCTTCCGGGCCGGATTTGTTCAACCCACCACACAACCTCATTGGGGGACGTTAAATGAACCGCAAACCGCAGGTCCTCGCCACCGGTCTCGTTGTCGCTGCCGCCCTGGGCGCTCTCTCTGCCTGCAGCGGGTCGACCAGCACAGTCAAGGGAGATCGGGACGACCTTCGCCATCACGCGGCGATCTGGGGCACGCACTTGGTCAACACAACCCGGCAGCAGTGCACGCCGAAGACCACCACCCAGCGGGTCGGCAAGAACACAACGACGTCGACCACGAACAGCTGCAAGACCGTGGTAACCGGAACCCACTCCGAGCAGTATCAGCAGATCGCGCCCCGCTGGTGCGTCGAGCTGGACAACGTGGGGAAGACCAAGCAGGATGACGTGTGGTATACGGTCACCTCCGGAACGTACTACAAGGCCACCAACAAGCACAAGGGCGACCACATCAAACTGAGCTACCAGCATCGCGGCTGCTGAACGGCAGTCCGGCCGACCGCCCTCGTCCAGACCATGGGCGGGGGCGCGGCCATATCGGTGGTGGTAAGATCGGAATCGAAACGCCGGACCGTGACGGGGACGGCTTAAGCCCCAAGGAGGGCGAGCGGTGAGAAGGCAGGGAACAGCAGGTTACTCGGCGCGCAGGCAAGCGCGCCAAATCCGTATAAACGACCTCAAGTTGGCGTGTCAGTGGGGAGCGGGAGCCACGGTGGGCAGTGGCGTGGTCGCGGGCATGGCGCTGGGAGGCGTCTCCGTGGCATCTCTCGCAGCCGGAGGAGTCGCGGGGGTAGGCACGGCCGTCTGGCGCTCCCGGAAGCCCTCGGCGGCCAAGCGGTGGCTGCAAGGAGCCAAGGCCGAGGCACGCACCGGCAGGGCGTTGAAGCCACTTCAGCGTTCGGGCTGGGAATTCTTGCACGACCTCAGCATCCCGAAGTCGAAAGCCAACCTCGACCACGTGGGGGTGCACCCTAGCGCTCAGTTCCTGGTGTACATCGACACCAAGGCGTGGCACAGCAAGGGCGCGAAGATCAAGTGGGACCGCGACCGGTTGATGTATGGTCCGTGGGATAAGACCGCCAACCTGCGCACGGTCGAGTGGGAGGCCAGCAGGTTGGCCGAGATCATCCGGCTTCCCGTCATCTGCGTCATCGCCTGTGATGGCGGAACAGTAGTCGGCAACCAGGGTCCGCAGACCCGGATCATCCAGGTCGGCGACAGCTACGTCATGCAGGCCGAAGACCTGATGTTCAATCTGGGCAACCTGGGCGCAGGGCTGCCGACCGACCCCCGAGCGGTGCGGAAGGTCCGCAACAGGATACGCGAGCAGTTCCCAGCAGCACGGTAACAACGGAAGCAGGGCGAGATGAACGACCAGGACGACAAGCCGAAGTGCGTCGGGTGCCGTGGAGCGCTCAAGCTGAACGAGGCCAGCAGGCTCGTGTGTTACCTGTGTGAGGACAGCGTTCGGGAGGACCTGGAGGAGTTGGCCGGGCCGACCGGACTGTTTGCCCAGCTGGTTTGGGCGGGGGCCGACGCGTTGACGCCCGGCAGCAACCGGAGCAGCAGCGACCCGGTGGTCAAGATGTCGAAGACCACCGCGCCCGACCCGGTCAGAATGCAGGCGATGAATCTGCTGGGGCGAGGTGGCGTAGTGAACACCCTGCAGCGTTGGGTTAAGGCGTGGTACGACGGCTTGGGATTCAGCCAGCCGATTTGGAGCGGCCAGCACCACTTCGTTGTGATGGTGTCGCCCTCCGGCAACAAGGTCCGGCGTCCTGGTCAGCTGGACAACACGGTCAAAGCCCTGATGAACAACCTGCCCTGGGCGGTCGAGCACAGGGACGACTTCGGCTCATTCGCCAAGGACGTCCACCGGATGGTGGAGGACAGCCGACGGGCCATCGACCCGACCGCCGCTCGACCTGTCCGGGTGTACGTCGGCAACTGTCCCAACGAGGTTAACGGCCTGATCTGCTCGGCCAAGCTGATGGCCGACCCGTTCGCCATGCACATCAGGTGCGCGAACTGCGGGACGTCCTGGCCCCGTGCCGATTGGTCCGCCTTGGGCGAGCAGACCGACCGCCGCCCCCGCAGCTAACCGCGCACAGCGAAGCCCCCGACCTTAGCGGTCGGGGGCTTTCGCGTGTCCTCAGCGGCTGACGGGCCTGGCGGTGGTGATGAACCCCAGCTTGGGCGGGTACTCCCGAGTCAGCTGGCTGACGTCGTTCTCTTTCTGCTGGGGGGAGGTGGCGGTGCGGAACGTGACGAGTGCGCCCCCGTTGCGGTTGTCCGTGACGACTATCCGGTACGCGTCCATTCCCTGCTCCTTCGTCGGCCGAGGGGTTGTTCCCCTCGCTTACCCCGATCCAACCACGGGCTTGCCCACCGCGCAAGTCGGTTGGGGAAGGACTGCTCAATGCGCAAGTACATTAAGGCACTGGACTGCACAAAAAGAAGGTCGGCTCCGGTACTTGCCAGCGAAGCAAGCAACGTGATAAACTGGTGGTCCAGTCCACGAGGGCGGCAACGCTCGACGGGCGCAGCAACGTTACCGAGAGGTGAAGACAGTGGAGGGAACAACTCAGGCGCCCGAGCTGGTTGGCGAGCGCGCCGTGCCAGTCGACCGCCGCACACGTCGCGGCCTCGGCCGAGTTGCGGTGAAGTCAGCGTCCGAGCAGGCCAAGTTCGACGAGGGCCTGCGACGCAGGCGCGCCAGCCGCGAGGACACGGCCGACAAGATCGAGGCCGACCGACAGACGCGGGCGCTGAAGGCCGAGGCACGATCCGAGCGGATGGCTCGGGCTAGGTCGATGGCGGCCAAACTGGGGCGAGTGGTCATGATCACGGTCCCGATCGTCTCGCCGATGGCGGTGGCGTGGACGGGACAGGCCGGGTTCGCCGGTCGGGTTCTGGGCTGGCCGCTGGCGGCGGCGTTGCTCTACGCGGCGGCCTACGAGCTGTCGACCGTGTTCTGCGCCTGGATGTCCCACGAGGCCAAGGCCGACGGAGATCGAGGCACCGTGTACCGGGTCGCAACCTGGGTGTTCTGCTTCGGAGCCGCTGCGCAGCAGTGGTGGCACTACTCGATCAACTGGGAGCCGACCTCCCGATCTGTGATCTTCAGCTCGATGTCGATCGTAGGTCTGGCGGTCTGGGAACTGTACGAGCGACTGATCAGCCGACGAGCACTGCGGGAGGCAGGCCGGATCGGGAAGGCCCGACCCAAGATCGATCTCGCCCGCTGGGTGCGGTATCCTCGGATCTCCTGGCACGCCTGGTCGATCTCGATCCTGCACGACATCAGTACGCTGGACGAGGCGTGGACCCGGGCCGAGATCGAGATCGGTCGACGTCGGACCCAGAAGGACCTAAGGCGAGAGGTCCGCGAGCTGCGCAAGCAGTTGGAGATCGGTAAATCCGGACCCGAGGAGGCCAAGCCGATCTCGACTCCGCCTGGGGGCGTGGTGACCCTGGACCGCGAGCCGGTAAAGGCGGTGGCCGCAGCAGGTGAATCTCGGCCGGATCAAGGCAAGGCTGAGCTTCCGGCCATAGAGGCTCGACCTGCAGCAGCAAGCGAGGAGGCTGGCGACTTCACGCCGACCAGCATCGAGAAGCAGGCCCTGGCGAACATGGTCAGCGGGGGTCTGAGCATCAACCGCGACAACTGCGCCACTGCCGTCCGTGAACTCGGCGGCGGGATCGCAACCAAGCGGGCGCGAGACCTGGCGGTTTGGGGTCGCGAGCACAAGGACAACGGCTTCGAGTGAACAGCGAGCGTCGCGCACGAGGCGGGTGAGACCCCGGCCGTGCACGTCGCCCATTGTTCAGTCAAACGCAAGGCGCACGGAAGCACGTCAGTAACACTGAGTAATTGTGACTGGGCCACAGTCACACCGACACACCTCCCCTGTTGGGAAATTGTCCCAGGTCAGAGGGGGTCTGAGATAAATCACAATCTCAGTCTCAATCACGAATCACAGTCACGGGAGGTGACAGCAAATGGGAAAGAACAAGGACCAGCCGGTCATGCAGGTCCCTGAGGGTATCGTCCCGACGCAGCCGACGGGGTCTCCTGGCCCCTCGGACGTCGTGGCGGTACCGCTGGCCCCGGAGGTCGCTCCGAGCCCGGAGAAAGCCCCTCGGAGGCTTCGCAGCAAGGGTGTCCCAGCGGCGCCGGTGGCGTTGGCTGGCTTCAACACGGTAGCGGTCTCGGGGGCTGCTGCCTTCAGCGCATTCGGTCCCATCGGCGGCGTGGCAGTCGCAGGTATGGCGACGGCGGGGGCTGCTGCCCTCGTCAGCAAGCGGCGCAGCTCGGTCAAGAAGGCCAACGCCAAGAAGGCAGCGCTTAAGGCCGGGGCCTCGCACGGATCGGCCGCCGCCAGGTCGGGCAAGTGGTCTCCTGGGTCCGGATCTTCCGGCAAGCCTGGGGTGGCCAACAAGGCCGGGTCTGGATCTGGCCGGACGGGATCTGTCAAGGGTGGGTCGGGCGGATCTCCGATCGGGCCGAGGTCGGCCGGGTCGGGTCTGGGCTCGAAGTCGGCCGGATCTGGATCTGGCAGGCCGGGGTCGGGATCGGGATCGGGCCGAGGTCCGGCTGGATCGGGATCGGACCCGAAGAGGTCCGGATCCGGCAAGCACGGATCGAAGGCCGATCTCGGTGGGTCCGGATCTCGGAAGGGGTCGGCCGGACCTGGGTCGGTAGGCACCGGCGGATCGGGCAAGAAGGGTCTGTTCGGCCTCGGATCGAAGTCCGGAAAGGCCGGGGTCGGATCGGCCCAGGGTGGCGGCAAGGGCAAGCACGGATCGGGATCGGCCGCCGGTCAGTCCGGATCTGGGTCGGTCGGCAAGAAGGACCGACCTCGCCTGCTGAAGTCGAGCCCCACTCGAACGTCGCTGCTCCGCAAAGCGGTCGGACCCAAGCCGGGGTCGGTCGGCCAGAACGGATCGACCGCGCCCAAGCGAGGCAAGGGGATCCGGGGCAACAAGGGCCCGCGACGTCAGTCGATCCCCGGGCAGCGTGGCGGGATCGTCCGGCGCGGTGACGGATCGAGGCGCCAGCCGATCAAGGCCACGACCAACGGAGCCAAGGCGGTCGGCAACGCAGGTCGGATCGTCGGCCACGGGGTTCGGCGGGCGCACAACAGCAAGGTAGGTACGGCCGCCCGCAAGTGGTCGATCGGCGGAATCAAGAAGTCGTTCGGAGTGGGCTGGCCCGCCACCGCCGCCGCTGTCCGAGGGGTAACCTCCCTCGCAGGCGGCAAGGGGTTCCGGGGCGCGTTCCAGGCGATGAAGGACAACTGGTCCAAGAAGAGGGCACGCTGGTCGAAGGACAGCAAGCACGGTAAGGCGGCGGCAGCAGCTGCAGCCCTGGCCAAGCCGGTGGTTCCGGCGTCGACAGTCAACTATCCCGACAAACTGGTCGGGGCGAACGCCGGACGTCCGGCGCACACTGGAGGTGTGAACAGCATGCTGCAAGCTCGATTCATTGAGGCCGCCGCCGAAATGCTCGGTGCGGCGCAGGTCTACAAGCCTGAAGGCATGATGCAGGTCGGCAACGACTTTTCGGCCATGCCGGAGGCGTTCCGCAACATCGCCAACGCCATGCAGGTGATGGCGCAGCGAGCGCACGACGAAGACCCGATTCACCCGGCCATCCTCGACCAGATGGAGACGGTCTACCAGCACCTGCTGGCCGCATCCACCGCAGCCGAGGAACTGGCGCCCGCGTTCGAGAACCTGCACGCGGTCGACATCAAGCGTCTCCGCGAGCCGCGTCGAAACGAGCACGCTTGGGATGTCGCTTCGAACCGAGACCACGTCAGCCGAGCCTGACGCCCACGTTCCGCTTGCGCTCTTGGCAAGTTCCATGGTAAGATTGAGATGATACCAAGGAGCTTGCCGGGAGCGCAGGCGGTTATCTGTTTCTTAGGGAGGTGCAGCAACATGGCAAAGAACATCGACTTCGACCGAGGTCACTCGCCCATCTCGGGCACGATTAACGCCGCGTACACCGCGCTGTCGGTGGCCGCTGTCGGCCACGAAACCGGACTGCCCGCCAGCTGGTCGCTCGGCGTCGCCGGAGTCGGCGCGGTCGGTTCAGCTATTGCGGGCGCGTCCCATGAGCCCAAGCTGTCCGGCGGCTCGATCGCCCTGCGCGCGTCGGCATGGTTGGCTGGCGGCGGCTGGGTGTCCTGGGCGCTCACACAGCCGACCGTTTACGACTGGCATGTCGTCGGCCCGCTGCTGGCAGCTGCGTGCGGCTTCGGATCAGCGGTCGGCGTCCTGTCGTCCAAGAAGAAGAGGGAAGAGCGTCGGCAGTTGGCCGCGTATTCCGCCCTGTTCCGGGTCAAGACCGGCCAGGAGTGGACCGACCGCATCTCGCGTGTCTGCCATGTCGAAAACTGCCAGGTCATCGCCGTAGAGCAGTGGACCGACGAGGGCGGCAAGAAGAACGACTCCGGGTTCACGATCGAAATCCAGATGCCGCAGGGTGGCGCCACCTGGCGTCAGCTCGCGCGGATGACCGACGAGCTGGCTTCCGATGCCAACCTGCCTGAGGGCTGCGGCATTGAGGTGTTCGCCGGTAAGAGCCGAGGCACGGCCATCATGAAGGTGTCGACGAAGAACTGGCTGACCGCGACCCAGAACGTGCCTCACGACGCGTCCCCGCTGTCCTTCGAGGATGACTTCGACATCGGCGTCCTGCGTGACGGCGGCCTGGCCACCATCAACATCCGGGAATTCTCCGCGATGCTGGTCGGTGCCAAGCGTACCGGCAAGACCAACCAGCTGCTGACCATGATCACGCGGTTCCTCCGGATGCCCAACCTTCGGGTGTGGGTGATCGACTTCAATGGGGGTGGCGTTGCGCTTCAGTGGCTGCGTGCCTGGGATGCCCTCGGTCGACCCGGCCGACCGCCGATCGACTGGGTGGCTTCGAACATCCGCGAGTCCGCGATGATGGCGGAAGCGGCGGTTCGCGTGGCCAAGGCCCGCAAGGTCGAGTACCAGCAGCTGATGGCTGACGCCGACACCGACCTGTTGCCGATGACGGCCGACATCCCGGGCATCCTCATCATCACCGACGAGGGCGCTGAGATCTACGCCAACCCGAAGGCCCGCCCAGCGTCCGACCCGATGAAGGAGGTCCTGCGAATCGCGGGTTCGTCCGGCGTCAACCAGCTGAACTGCTTCCTGCGTGCCACGGCCGACACGACCGGGGACACCATCGTCAAGTCGCAGTCTCGGGTGCGCATCGGCATGATGCAATCGGCCGAGGAGGAGATCGGATACCTTCACGGTTGGAAGTGTGGCATCAAGCCGGAGGACATGCCGGACCGAGGATACGCTGGCGTGTCCCAGGATGAGAACGGCAGCGCCCAGGTGATGCGCGGTTACCGCACCTTGCCCAGTGACATCAAGTGGTTCGTCGAGCACACGGTCCGGTACCGTGAGAACTCGGCGTTCGACGAGGTCAGCACCCGGGCGCTCGGTGGGGACTACGAGGGTCGCTGGTCCGACGAGCGCTCGGGGTACATCTTCACCGGCCGGACAGCACCGGAGGGCGAGCCGGAGATGGCTGGCCGCCAGCCGGAGCCGACCGACCAGGGCGACGGGGAGGACGACTTCTTCGCCAAGCGCGGGAAGGCCAACGACCCGGAGCAGACCAAGCTCAACCTGCGCAAGGCCGTCGAGGAGGGCGGCGGTCCGTCCGTGGACGAGCGAGCCGAGTTCGACCGGGTCATTCGCGAGGCGGGGGTGGCGGACTGGGACAACCCGGCTACCTGGGCCGAGGGCGGCAACGAGGAGCAGCCTCCCGCCGCTCCGACCGAGGACGAGTCGGCCGACGACGAGGGTGACACCCTGCGCGCGGTGGTGTTCGGTCTGGTCAAGGCAATGACGCCGGAGGGCGGAATCTCGGTCGGCGATATCGTCAAGTCGCTGCAGCGCCAGTACGGCAAGGACACCCCGCGACGCGAGACCATCACCAGGTGGCTTCGCGAGGACGAGCGCATTTTTAAGCCTACCGGGTATGGCAAGTATGCAGTGCGAGACGAGGACATGTGAGCCTGACCGAGACAGAGCGCGACGTACTCGACACCCTGCAGCGTTTGGGTGTCGAGGCGTCCGCCGCCAGCATAACTGAACTCCTACTACTGGTCAGCAGATCAGAGGTCAGGAGGCGAGCGGCGGAGGTGGCGCAGTTGGCAGCCAGACCAACCGTACCTAGCCAACGGTCGCACGACCCGATCGTGTACTTTGTCCGTAACGGAAACATGGTCAAGATCGGCACCACTACCAATCTGAGACGGCGCATGTCTAAGCTGTCTCAGCGAATGGACAACGTCGTGAAGAAGGTTCCCGGTGGCCGAGACGTCGAAGCCCAGTACCACCGTAGGTTCACCAGCTTGCGGGATGGCAAAACCGAATGGTTCCGGCTTGAGGGCGCTCTGGCGGAGCTGCTGGGCGAGGAGGACACCGCGTCTCCGTCGGACAGGCTCCGCAGAGTACTGGAGGAAGCCGGAGAATCGCCAGAGGGCTGGGAGCCGTCAGCCGACGACGGGGCCGATAGCACCCGGGCGGTGGTGTTCGGCCTGGTCAAGGAGATGACTCCGCAGGGCGGCCTTATGGTCGGCGAGATCGTCAAAACCCTGGTGGCGATGTACGGCGAGCAGGTCGCACCTCGTCGGCAGACGGTAACCCGGTGGCTCCGCGAGGACGACCGAGTCTTCCAGCCGACCTACGGCAAGTATGCGGTGCGAGACGAGGACATGTAACCGAACACGCGAAGGCCCCCGCCGGAAGATCCGGCGGGGGCCTCGTGCTGTGTCAGTTGTCGAGCTTGATGCCCTTGCGAGCGGCCCACTCGCGGCCGATCTTTTCAGCGTCTGCAGCGGTCTCCGACCCCACGCTCAGCTCGCGGCCTCCTATTACCGGCCAGAACCCCTCGACGCGGTACACCCCCCGCCAGCCCCGGCGGTTCACGCTCCGGCGGTTCACGGTGATGATGACCATTTGACCCCCCTCGTTGCGGCCGAGACGTTCCCTCGACCAACAACGTTATTAAATCACGGTACTTGCGTCGCCAGCAAGTAATTCGACGCGCGACCTGGGCACCCAACCCGCGTCGACCTTGTCCCAGTCGACCAGGCACCGCCACTCCCGGTTCCACACGTCGAACTCGTACTCGGCAACGGTGCCTTCGCCGAACTCGCCTGCTCGGTCGATGACCCGACAACCCTTGGTGACCACGCTGGACCTCCCCCACCGGCGGCATCTCCGCCAGTCAGGTCAGTCAACCAGTACGATTGCCTACAGCGCAAGTACTTAGTACCATTTGTGTAGCCAACAAGCGCGGTGGTCTCATGGATGAGTGGGGGGCAAGACAAGCAAGGAGCACGGACGATGGCTAACATCGAAGAAATGGGCACACACGCCTGCCAGTGCCGGAACTTCCGGGACGCGCGCACCGGCGAGCACTTGGCGTGCGTGGCGGAGACGACCCGCACGTTCGCCCCAGGGCACGACGCGCGGCTGAAAGGGTTCCTGATCAAGGTCGGCCGACTCGGCCACATGATCAAGGTGGCTGGCCTGCCGGGCGAGGTTACCGCCGCCCAGGCAGCTAGCGTGTTCGGGTTTGCCGACATGGTGACTCGCGGCATCCGGCGCGAGGCGATAGCCCCCCGGCCGACCAGGGCTCAGCGGGCGCCAGAACCCGGCAAGATCACCTCGGTGCAGGTCGGACCGGACGTGGTCCGGCTGCGGTCCGACCAGATCGCTCGAACCGAGCGAGCATCCGCGCGGGTCGGCCGCTGGACCTACGACGGCCGGATCGACTGGTACGACCGGGCGGACGACGGCGAGCCGGTCGCGGTGTTCTCCTACACCGACCGGAACAGCATCGAGCGGCACACAGCCACGTTCCAGCAGGCGGCAACCGCCCGCTGACCAAAAAAGGAAACGCGCGCGTACGTGGGAGGTGGCGGGCAGCCCCTCCCACTACGTGTGTCTCAGATCACGTTGGCCAATGTGCTTGCGCAGGGGACAAGGCCCGTGATTTAATTTGATTATGGAGGGGGGCGTCGCCCCCCACGAGATGAGGAGCCAAAAATGAAGGTCACCTTCCGAGTCAACCTCACCAGCTCGACCGGCCGCACCGGTACTCAGCGAGTCAGCACCACGTTCGCCGAGTTGGAGAGCGACGAGAAGGGTACCAAGGCCGAGATGGGTCGGTTGGCAGCCGACGAGCTCACCTCCCGGGACCGCCGCAACGGCAAGCCTGACACCTGGGCCGTCACCTCCACCGAGCGGGCCTGAACCCGACCCTGCGCCCCCCGGGAAACCGGGGGGCGCAGCTGTGTTCGGAACCGGGTTGCTTGAGGTACTTGCGCCAGGGGCAAGAGCCGTGATTTACTTTGGTTATCGGCAGGGGAGACACCCTCCCAGCCAATAAACAAGGAGCACCCGATGAACGCCACCGCCGCCAGCACCCTGCAGGTCATCACCGACACCCACCCCTGCGCCTGCGGCGGGTACCAGGCAGTGGCGGCGGACGGCGCCACCAGCCGCACCGGCTGCTCGGCGGTCACCAAGCGAACCTTCGCCCCCGGTCACGACGCCCGACTGAAGGGTTTCCTGATCAGGGCTGGCGCCCAGGGCCTGCTGATCCGCACCCCGGTCGGCGGCGACGACCAGGCCCCCGTGAAGGTAGCGGAGCGGTTCGGCTTCGGGCACATGGTCGCCAAGGGCATCGCGGCGGCCAAGGCCAGGGCGTTCACCAAGGCCCTGAAGGGCGCCAAGAAGGCCCCCAAGGCGACCCCCGCCCCCGCCGCCACCGAGGTCGCGGCGAAGGTCGGCCGGTGGGAGTACGAGGGCACGCTTAGCGCCGACCACACCGAGTTCACCTTCACGGACCGCAAGGGCGCGGAGCACACGGTCGCCAAGTTCACGCTGGCCTGACAGACCGACCGGCGGGGGCCATCCGAGGCCCCCGCCCTCATCCCCCCAGGAGGGCAGTACAATGAGGAAGAGCATCCGACCCGGCAGTGACGTCCGCGTGAGCAGCACCGGCGAAGGCCGCGTACTGGCGGTCGGCAAGCGCAAGCAGGGTGGCGCCTGGGTCCGCACCTACCGCGTCCGGCTGGCGCACAACGAGGCCGCGATTCGCACGGTGGCTGGGCAGTACATCCGCCCCAGCCTGGCGGCCTGACGAACAGAGTGGACACCACACCTCGCAACGGGGTAAAATGCCCTCATGAAGACAGCAGAAGAGAAAAAAGCGGCGCACCTTACGTACGCTCGCAACTCCAATCGCAGACTCCGACTGGCTGCAATCGAAGCCTACGGCGGAAAGTGCGCCTGCTGCGGAGAAGACGAGGAGGCGTTCCTGGTTCTAGATCACATCAATGACGACGGCCACCAACACCGCGCCAGTCTCGGATACGGTAGAATGTCCACGGCTGGCGCAGGCGTCCCGACGTACCGGGCCCTCAGACAGGAAGGCTGGCCTGAAGGCATCGTACAGGTACTGTGCGCCAACTGCAACACAGCCAAAATGCGAGGCGAGTGCCCACATCGGGTCGGCATCAACTGAATACTTGCGCCGAATGCAAGGCGTGTGGTTAAATAAAATTACGAGGTCGGGGGGCGGTCCCCCGGCCGGGGGTAACAGGGGAGAACACAAAATGGCGAAGAACAAGAACGACGTCGAGCCCACCGCCTGCGAGTGCAGCCACTACGACGCACTGGACAACGAGCAGCTCACCGAGGCAACCCTCGCCAGCGGGGACTACGACGTCTTCACCACGGGCTGCACGGCGACCACGCGGAACACGTTCGCCCCGGGCCACGACGCCAAGCTGAAGTCCTTCTTCATCAAGCAGGAGATGGCCGGGCACGAGATCCGCCGGACCGGGGGCGGGGTGGCGGTCAGTGCCGACGCGGTGTCCCACGCCAACCGGTTCGACTTCGCCCACATGGTGCGGTCGGGCATCGCCAAGGCGCAGGACAAGGCCGCTGCCCGCCAGGAGCGAGTAGCCAAGCGGGCAGCCGACAAGGCCGCCAAGCCGAAGAAGGCGGAGCGCAAGCTCGCCGAAGCGGCGGGCGTGGTGTCGACCACGCACGACGGCAACAGCGCCCGGCAGGAGCGAGAGGCCAAGGCGGTCAGCCTCGCCGAGGTCGTGAAGGCCGAGGAGGCCAAGCACTCCGAAGAGGTCGCGGCCAGCATCCCGAAGCCGGAGTGGGACGACGCTCCGGCTGTGGACGGCGAAGGCCAGCTGATGCGACGCACCAAGGCGAAGGTCGGCCGGTGGGAGTACAAGGGCGAGATCCGCCAGATCGACAACGCCGCGTGGTTCGTGTACGCCAACCGCAAGGGCGAGGTCCTGAAGACCCGCGAGTACAACGAGGCCTGACGGGACCGAAAGCCCCCGCGAGAACGCCGGAAGGCGGTCTCCGGGGGCTTTCGCATGCCCAGGGTGCGCGAGTACCGGCGGGGGTGGCGCAGGCCGCCGGACGGCTACGGGGAGACTCAGCCAAGGCACTTGCGCGGAAGGCAAGGCCGTGATTCACTGGAAGTACGCCCGGGGGCTGGCCTCGGGCCGATAAAAATAGGAGAGTTGACATGGACTCCGTATCCCTGATAGCGGTTCTGTTCGCACCTGTGGTCGCGGCGTTCCTGATCATCTTCAGGCAGCGCCGTTGACCTACTTGCGCAACGGGCAAGGCCATGGTTTAATTTAATTATTGGGGGGCGCACCGCTCCCCGGTAGGGGAGGATACCGTGGCCGACACGACGTACAAGCTGCAGTACCGGAACGCGAACACCGGCAAGATGCACACCGAGTTCCTGGGGACGAAGGCCGTCACCCGCCGCTGGGCGAGGCTCGCCAAGGCCGCCGCCCCCCAGACCCACGAGCTGAGGGTCCGCCGCCAGATCCCGGGCGGCTGGGAGGACGTCACCGACCAGTTCTAGGGCGCCCGCCGCCCCGACCCGAAAGGGCCGGGGCGCACCCGGCAAAGGTACTTGCGCGAGGCGCAAGCTGTATGATTTAATTTGATTATGGAGGGGGGCGTCGCCCCCACAACACGAGGAGCTTCAAATGGCGTTCACCCAGGGACAGCGCGTCGAGCACATCCAGACCGGCGCCGAGGGAACCGTGACCGACCCCGCTCCGGACAACACCGAAGTCAACTGGGACGCCAACGAGCACGGCGGTTACATCGCCCGGCACGAAGACTCCGAGATCCGCTGACCGACCAGCAGGCCGCCGCCCCCGCCCACAAAGCGGGGGCGTAGCCGTGTACGAGGCCAGTTAACATGAGGTACTTGCGCCGAGCGCAAGGGCATGATTTACTTTAGGTATGGGGGGCGGACAGGCCGCCCCCCGGACGGAGGGAAACCCAATGGACACCATCACCGCAGGCAAGACGGTCCGCACGGCGGACAAGCGGTTCGGCACCGTGGTGAACGTGGGCGAGACCGCGAGCGGCACCGTGGCAACCGTCGAGTACCTCCCGAACTTCCGCCACCTCTCCCCGTCCGGCGGCGCCGACTACCGGCTGACCGACCTCACCGAGGTCACCGTCTGCGAGTGCGCCAAGCTCGGGTACATCGGGGAATCGGGCGAGATGTACACCACCGGCTGCGACTTCAGCCGCCGCCCGGGTCGGAACAGCAAGTTCCTGCCGGGCCACGACGCCAAAGCCAAGGGTCTGCTGGTCCGAGCGTACTCCGTCGGCCCGATGCTGGACGGACGCGACGCGCTGACCGTCGCCCGCGACTTCGGCGACAAGATCACGATGAAGGTCGCGGAGGGCATCGACAAGGAAAGTGCCCGCGAACACAAGAAGGTGAACGCCCGCCGCTGGCAGACCCAGGTGAACCGACCGCAGCGGGCGGCGGTCCGCGAGGACGAGCAGACCGAAGCCATGAAATTGGCCCGCCAGCTGAAGGTGACCGAGCCGATGCGCGAGATGCTCGCCCACGCGCTGGCAACCCGGGACGGGGAGGTGTCCGGCCCGTCTGGCACGCAGGTGGCGCTGAAGGACCGGAAGCTGACCTCCTGGGGGCACGTCACCACCCTGGGGCGCAAGGTAATGGACTACGACGACCTGGAGGTCGAAAAGGTAGTCTGTATTGACGAGGAGGGCAAGTACACCGAGCACATGTTCCGTTGGGACGAGGCCAAGGGCGACCGGTTCTGCCGCCGCTGTGGCTGGCAGGCCCCCGAGGGCTACTGACCGACCAGCACGACCCCGCCCCCGCGCCCTAACCAGGCCGGGGGCTTCCGGGGTGCCAGAACATAGCCGAGGGGGAAACCGACATGAACGCCGCGCCTGACGTCACCGAGTTCGTGTACACCGCCGACCTGTTCATCAACAACGAATACGGCGAGACCCAGCTGATTCGCGTTACTAACAGCGGAACAGTAGCCGGAAACTTCACCGAGGAGACGTTAGAACAGGCCATGATCGATGTCATTTCCCAGCGGCTTGAGGTCGACCCGGACAGCATCGACATTGCTCGGATGCTGTGGTCGACATATGTGGCCGACCCGCAAACCGAGGACGCGTGACCGCACCGCCGCCCAGCCCCCGCACCCGCACGCGGGGGCTCCGCTGTATCCCCGGCCGCACGAGACGGCCGCCGGGTGCTGCTGGCCGACGGGCGGGCGGGGAGGCTGCCACCGGGCCACGGGAGGCCGCGCCGACCGACCCTATCGACCCACTTGCGCGATGAGCAAGAGCATGATTAAATTAAATTTGTGAGGCCGGGACGGACCGGCCGACGGAGCCGAGGAGCACAAAATGCGATACACCCGCCAGGAAATGAAGACCTACCGCGCGGTCCTCAGCAACGGCAAGGTCGCCAAGATCACCGCCCCCAGCGTCCAGCGCGCCAACGCCCGCATGGAGAGCACGATCGAGAAGCAGGGGCTCGACCTCAAGATCGTTTCCATCGACATCTGGGAGTAATCCGCCACCCCGCCCGGTAAGCGCCGCAGGCCCTGACCCCGTGAGAACGGGAGCGGGGCCTGCGGCATGTTGGCCCCGGGAAAGGCCCGGCCGTTACCCCCAGTGGGAACGGCCCGTACCCCTCTTACGCTCCGTGACTTTGCTCCGGCGACAAGCAGGGGGGGTAACGGCTTCTCAGATGGGGGGGTAACGGCTCCGAAATATGGTTCTGTTACCGGGTCTGTTACCGTTGTCGAGGACGCAAGTTACCATAGGTAAACCCCCTCTCACTTCGTCATTTTTTCAGAGCATTAATAATAATATATATAGGGGTAACAGGGGTAACACCTCCTGGACCGAGTGGCTCAGGTGGGGAGAGACAGGTCACTCTTTGTCACAGTTAGAAGTTTTTCCCCCATCGTTCTGCCTCGTGCTCCGGAGACTGTTACCCCCGTTACCCCCCATGAGAGAGACCTCCCGAAAACCCAACCCAACACGACCTGCAGCACACGATGAACCAGTCCACCCTCGCGCGCGAGGGCGTTCTTGCGGGGGGAGTGGCGGAGTACCCTCGTCCCGGCCCAGGATGGCATCACGGAGAGCCTGGGCGGGCGGGGGCGGCACTGGACGACCCAGCCGCCGGACGAGGCCCCCGGAGACCCTGCCAGACAGCGTGCCCTAACCTACTTGCGGTCAACGCAAGCTCGTGATTTAATTGTATTACCGGCCGGGGGCTAAACCCCGGTCCCGAGATTGGGAGATTCCAAATGGCCCTCAAGACGTTCTCCGCCCTCCTGAGCGACGGAACCCGCATCAGCGTCTCCGCTGCTTCCGGCCAGGCCGCCATCAAGAAGGCCAAGGCCGAGATTGCCGACCGCGAGGGCGTCACGGTCCGCAGCGTGGTCACCTCGATCCCGGTTTCGGGCAAGTAACAGCCTCTCCAGCCTGCGCCCCCTGGCCACCCGCCGGGGGGCGCAGCCGTGTGTGGCCCCAGGACGGGGCGGGACGGTACTACGGACGGCCTGGGAGCGGGCGCAGGTCCTCCAGGCCCGCCGCGCCGGACGAGGCCCCCGGGAGGCCAGCACCGGTCACTTGCGCCAGGAGCAACAACCATGGTTTACTTTGTCCTGTAAGCAACAACCTTTTGGGGGAGGAACCCAATGCCTCGTGGTGAAAACGTAGCACCCGACGTCTTCGCGGCTCTGAAGTCGTTCGCTGGCGTCGACGTCAGCCTGCGCGAGCTGGCTATCGAGTCCGACAAGACCGAGCGCCAGGTTCAGCAGACCATGGTCAGGTTGGCCAAGGACCACCAGGACCGCATCACAGTGGTCATCCCGGGTCACGTCTGGCACTACGCGCTACCGCCGGTCGAGGCCAAGCCGTCCGTGGTCGTCGGCAGGCCGCGTGTCGTCGCCAAATCCCGGCCCAGCCGGGCGGCAGGTGTCGATGCGGCCTTCGAAACGGTCGGCCAGACCGCTGGGGAGGACGTCATCGTCAGGGGCCTCGTGTCCGGCAAGCTCTACAAGCTGACCGCCCTCTAGCCCGAGGCCAGCCAACCCGCCCGCGTCGACCACTAACCTGGTTGCCGTGGGCGGAGCTGTGCGGGGGAGTGGCGGGGCCCGACCAGGGGTTGCGCCAGAGACAAGTTCCGTGGTTTACTGGTGTTGTAAGGCAAGAAGAGGAGGTGACAGAATGCCTTCATTTTACGACTGGCAGGCCGACGAGCAGGCGCAAGCCTCCTGCGAGGTCGCCAACAACCCCCGCAGCTGGGAGGCACCCGCCCCCCGGCAAGGCAACCAGCTGGCAGGAAGGGTGAATGCCGTGACCGGACACGTTCCCGGCTGCGCCTGCGCCCGCTGCCCTGGCTGGTATGACGACCGCGTTGGGGTGAACGTGTCCATGGCGCCGGAGCGCAAGCCCCGGCCCCTCATCGACCAGGTCGTACCGGTTGCCATCCTGATGGCTATGGTCACCGTGTGCGGGATGGTCCTGATTCCGCTGGTCGCGCCGCTGCTGGCGCTCACCGTGGTGAGCCTGGTCGCGATCGTCGCGTCCATTGGCCTCCTCGCGATCATCGCAATGTCGGTGGTCTTCATGTTCTCCAAAACCCACAAGAAGAACGCCGAGACGGTTGGCCGGATCATTTCCGGCGAGGTCGTCAGCAGGCGTTCCGGGTGGCTTCGGGGGCGCAGGTAAAGCCGCGTTGCCGATGGGATTTGTGCGGCGGGCCAGTGAGATGCTAGAATGCGTTCGCTGGTTTTAAAATACCAGTTCGTGAGGGCGGTTTCCTCGGCGGCGTTCGAACACGCCGACTGGAGCCGCCCTCATGCATGTTTAACCCGGGGGGATTGCATGCGACTCGTGTTGATCACGATAGAAGAAGCTGTCATTTGGACTGGACGTTCAAGGGCAACCATCTGGCGTTGGGCTCAAAATGGCCGCATCGAGAAGTACCGGACAGGCTCCGGCACTCGGTTCGATCTGAACGAGCTGAACCCGAGAACCGACGATGGCCCTGGCGACGCTCCTCCGTTGAAGAAACTGGAGCCGACGGATGCCATCGTTTCAAGCGCTTGCGCCCGAGGTCGTTGACGCGGTCGTTGCCGACCTGCAGTCCGGCCTGTACGGCCGTAACGAGATTGCCCGCCGGAACTACATCGGCCGGGCCACTGTTACGGGCATTGCCCGAGACCATGGCCTCGACCCCAGCAGGGGCAACGACATCACGGCCACCGCCAACAAGGCTCGCGCGATCCAGACCCACGAGCGCCGCCAGCAGATCAAAGAGGAGCTGCTTGGCGACGTCGAGCGTCTCCGCGTGCGGGCTTGGTCGCCCTGGTCCAAAGAGGTCGTCACCCGCGAGGGCATCGAGTCGCTGCACGCCGAGTTGCCGCCGCTGCCTGAGGTTCAGGCGGCTTACCGGTCGATCGGCGTCGCCCTCGACTCCTACTTCAAGCTCGAAGCGCTGGACACCGCAGGCGAGGGCTCGACCCAGCAGGCCCGAGACTTCCTGGTCGACCTGCACGACAAGCTGACCGAGGCTCGCGAGGACTACGAGACCAACCCCCGCGCGGCCGAAGAAGACACCGCCCCCGGCCCGGTGACCATCCCGGGCGAGGTGGTGTCGGAGGGCGCTTCGTGAGCGTCCTCGAAAAGCTGGCCGATAGGCTCAGCGTGAAGCAGGCCATCAGCCTGGTCGACAGTTTCGCCCGAATCAACGTCTGGCACGGCTCGATCCGGTCCGGAAAGACGTTCGTTTCGATCGTCGCCTTCCTGATGGCCCTGGTCCAAACGCCCAACGAGGGCTTGATCCTGATCTGCGGCCGGACGCTCGACACCATCGGCCGGAACATCCTCGGCCCGATGACCGACGACGGCGTGATGGGCAAACTGCTGGCCTCCCAGGTCAAGTGGACCCCGGGCGCGAGCGTGGCTGTCATTCTCGGCCGGACGGTCCACCTGGTGGGCGCGAACGACAAGCGGTCCGAGGGCAAGATCCGAGGCTCCACGGTCGCCCTCGTGTACGTGGACGAAGCGACGCTGCTCCCCGAGGACTTCTGGAAGCAGCTGCTCGGCCGGATGAGCGTGGCTGGCGCGCAGCTGTTCGCCACCACCAACCCGGACAACCCGTCGCACTGGCTCCGCAAGAACTTCATCTCCCGGCAGGGCGAGCTGAACCTGGCGCACTGGCAGTTCGGCCTCGACGACAACCCGTCGCTCAACCCCCGCTACGTGAACGACCTCAAAGCCGAGTACACCGGCCTGTGGTACAAGCGGTTCATCCTGGGCGATTGGGTGCAGAGTGAGGGCGCGGTCTACGAGATGTGGGACCCCGACCGCCACGTGGTCGACGTCCTGCCCTTGATGACCAAGTGGCTGGCGATCGGCATCGACTACGGCACTACCAACCCATTCAGCGGCCTCGTGCTCGGTCTGGGTGCCGACCGGCGGCTGTACCTCACCGGCGAGTACCGGTATGACAGCAAGCTGAGCAAGAGGCAGCTCACCGACGTCGAGTACTCGAAGCAGGTACGCAGCTTCCTCTTGCAGCACCCGATCCCAGGCAGCAGGCTGAAGGGCGTATCGCCCGACTGGTGGATTGTCGACCCCTCGGCGGCCTCGTTCCGAGTCCAGCTCTACGAGGACGGCGTCACCGCGCGGCTGGCCAACAACGAGGTTAAGTCCGGCATCAACACCCTGGGCTCCCTGCTGGCAACCGACCGCCTGAAGGTGCACAGGTCGTGCACTGGATTCATCTCCGAAGCGCCCGCGTACAGCTGGGACGAGAAGCAGTCGAACGACGGCAAGGACGTCCCCGTCAAGGCGGATGACCACAGCCTCGACGCAGCCCGCTACGCGGTCTTCACAACCCGTCCGATCTGGCACGGCCTGCTGAAGGACGTCAACAACTTGGCAGCCGCCGCTTAACCACAATACAGACGACCACGGGTTGCCGTGGGCAACTCACAGCGGGGGGAGTGGCGGAAGTGCCTTTGCCGGATCGCAACGTGTTGTGGCCCCCGCAGGAGTGTAAAGAGGCGAAGAAGCATTACGACGAGTGGGGCGCGTGGTTCTCCGGCGACCCGCAGCAGCTCCGCCAGTACTACCAGGTCAGCAACGGCTTCGGCGCGCTGATCGACCCGAAGCAGTACCCGGACAGCGCGAACAACCTGCTGGACCAGATCAGCAAATTCTTCTGGGGCAACCCGCCGGAGCAGGGCAATATCCGGGACGGCAAGCTGCACATCCCGCTCGCTGGCGACATCGCCAGCACCAGCGCCGACCTGCTGTACACCGAACCGCCCGCGTTCACCGTGGTCGAGGACCTGATCGGCGCGGAGCGCACCCAGGGCAGGCTCGACAAGATCGTCGACAACGGCATGATTCCCGCGCTGCTGGAGTCGGCGGAGGTGGCGTCCGCCATGGGCGGCGTTTACCTGCGGCTCACGGTAGACCCGGACATGGCCAATACGCCGCTGTTCGACGTGATTCCGCCGGAGTCGGCCGTGCCGATGTTCCGCAGCGGCAGGCTGCAGGCGGTCATCTTCTGGCGCAAGGTCGGGCAGATCGAGAATTCGGTCTTCCGGCATCTGGAGCTGCACGAGGTCGGCCGAGTGTGGCACGGCCTGTACCAGGGGTCGGACGAGGCCCTGGGCGAGCGGATCGACCTGCGGGCCATGGAGGAGACCTCCCAGTATTTCGACATCGTCGGCGAGGCCGGGTTTGTCGAGACGTTCTCCGACGGCCTCACGGCCGAGTACATCCCGAACATGCGGCCTAACCGGGTCATGAAGGGCAGCCCGTTCGGCCGGAGCGACTACCAGGGCATCGAAGCCACGATGGACGCGCTTGACGAGGTGTGGTCGAGCCTGATGCGGGACGTCCGCCTGGGCAAATCCCGTCTGATCGTCCCCGAGAGCTACCTGGAGTCCAACGGCGTCGGCCGAGGAGCCAGGTTCAGTGCTGAGCGCGAGCTGTTCACCCCGGTCAAGGCCATGCCGGACAACGAGGGCGTCAGCATCGAACAGGTGCAGTTCACCATTCGTGTGGACGAACACCTGGCCAGTGCGCGGATGCTGGCGGCTCAAGCGCTCCGAGGTGCGGGATACAGCGCCCAGACGTTCGGCGAGGGCGACCAGTCCGGCCCGGCCACGGCCACCGAGATCCAGGCCCGAGAGAGCCGCAGCTACACTACGCGGGACCGCAAGATCGGCTACCAGCGACCGGCGATCGCGAGACTGGCCAGGGTGGCGCTGCAGATGGACAAGGCGTTCTTCGGCAGTGACGCTGGCGACGTCAGCGAGAACCCCAACCTGGAATGGCCGGACGGCGTTCAGACCGACATGGAGACCACGAGCAAGGTGGTCCAGATGCTGGATGCGGCGAAGGCTGTCAGCTCGCGCACCAAGATCGAGATGGTGCACCCGCAGTGGGACACCGGCCAGGTGCAGGAAGAGATCGAGCTGATCGAGGGCGAGGCGACCATTGCGGTCGACGTGCCCAACGGGGCGGACCAATTCGACGAGCCTGAGATGACCGACGCGGCTGACACCGACGAACCCGCTGAGCCCGCTGCGGAACCGGTCCGGTGAACCCCGAGGACGGGGAGGGGCTGGCCGACGAGGTGGTGGCGGCTTACACCGAGGCCGAGACCACGCTGCTCGGCAGGATTGCAACCTTCCTGGGCTCTAAACTTGACGATGGCAACTGGTCTTTGTCAAATCGAAGCGGGTCAGGATTCGTCCGACGCACAATAGCGTCTCTGGCGTCCAAACTGCTCAGCAAAGGTCGCAAGGCCGGAGCCAAGGCGACCAAGAAAGCGGCCGACCTGGGCGCTGCATCGGCCGACCAGGAGTTGGGCGGCTTGGCCGACGATCTGCCAGCGGCCGACACGAGTAAAGCGGCCAGCAACGGCTCGAAGCGTCTTAACGACGCGCTGGCTCCGGTCGAGAAGGCGATGCTCAGCCAGACCATGAACGCCTACCAACTCGTCATCACCGAGGTGAGCGCGGCGGTCGAGGCGGGCACCAGTAACCGACTGGGTGCGGCGGGCAGGGCGCTGGCCAAATTCGCCAACGCCGGAATCACCGGTTTCGTGGACAAGGCCGGGCGGAACTGGGAAATCGCGACCTACGTCGAGATGGCAGTCCGAACCCAGGTCATGAACACCATGGTGGCGGCTCACACCGACCGCCTTGCGGAGGCCGGGGTCACCGTGGTCATGGTCAGCGAGGCCCCGTACGAGTGCCCTTTGTGCAAACCCTGGGAGGGCAAGCTTCTGGAGGTCGGCGGCAAATCGGGCAAGCACACCGTGACAATGCGGGTCGGCAACGAGGACGTCAAGGTTACAGTAGACGGCTCGCTGGAAGAAGCGCGGTCCAATGGTCTGTTTCACCCCAACTGCCGACACAACACAACGGGCTACCTGCCGGGCCACTCCACTCCGGCCGCCAAAACCGGCAACAAGGGCGTCACGTACGAGGACACCCAGAAGCAGCGCGCTCTCGAACGACAGGCCCGAAAGTGGGACCGACGCAGGGCAGTGGCGCTAGACGACGACCAACGAAAGTTGGCCGACGACAAGGTTAAACAGTACAAGGCAGCGATCAAGGAGCACGTAGCCAAGACCAAGCTGCCACGCAAGACCAACCGTGAACGACACGACGGTACGAGGTGACTTCCATGCGTGACAACCTGAACGTCTCGTTCCTGCTGCTCCTGGCAACCTTCATCCTGGTGTTGCTGATGTTCCTGGGCGTAACGCCCACCAACTGACCTACTTCCAGCCGGATTGACTCCGGCGACGACCCGGGGGCGGGACGCTCCCAGGAGGCAAACAATGTCTACTCCGATCGAGCCCGCAGCCGCCGCACCGGACCTCCCCGCGCCCACGGGAGAGCCTGGGACAGCCGCCCCGGCCCCGGAGCCCCCGGCCGCTCCCGCAGGCTCTCCGGACCCCAGCGGGACCGCTCTCCCGGACGGCGTGATGGTGTCCGGCCGCGCGCTGGACGGAACCGCCCCCGGCTTCGCGACTCCGGGTCAGCCTGCCTCCACCCCGTCAGGGCAGGCTGACCCGGTGGTTACCGACCCGGCCGCTGGCGCGGCCCCCGCCGCACGACCCGAGATCACCGACCTGCCCGAGTGGGCACAGACGCTGATCAAGGACACGCGCGAGGAGGCCGCCCGCACCCGGGTGGACGCCAAAGCCAAGGCCGCCGAAGAGGCGGCAGTGGCGGCCACGAAGAAAGTGACCGAGGACATCGGCCGGGCGCTCGGTCTGATCACCGACGACACCCCGCCGGAAGAGCAGCTCACCCCCGAGCAGCTCCAAGAACTCCTGTCCGGAGAGCGCACCTCGACCAAGATGGCGCGCACCGAGCTGGCCGTATTCAAGGCCGCCACCTCTGGCCAGTTCAACGCTTCGGCGTTGCTCGACTCCCGGTCGTTCCTCGACGCTGTCAAGGAGATCGACCCGGGTGACCATGAAAAGATCGGCGAGGCCATCGCGGCTGCTGTCGAGGCCAACCCCTGGCTGAAGGCAACCGCGCCTACGGCCGCTCCCCAGGGCGCGCCCCCGGTTGACCCGGCCGCGCCCGCAACGCCCCCGGCCGCTCCTGCGGCCACACCTCCTGTCGCCCCCCCGGGCGGCACGTTTGCCGGTGGACCCGGTGGACGGAACACGGACCTTTCGTCCATGTCTATCGACGATTTCCGGGCTATGCGCCGGAACAACACCTGAGCAAACGGAGGTTAGCCAGCGATGGCCAACACGTTCCTTACCCCTGACATCATCGCGCGCGCTGCGCTCGCCACCCTGTACGAGACCACGGTCATGGCCGGACTCGTCTACCGGGACTACGAGCAGGAGTTCCAGCAGGTCGGCGACACCATCACCATCCGGAAGCCCACCACGTTCACCGCGCAGGAGTACAACCGCACTGCCGGTATCAACGTTCAGAACGCGACGGAGACCGGCGTTCCTCTGACGCTGAACCACTTCGCCGACGTGTCGTTCGCGGTCACGTCCGAGGACCTCACCCTGAACGTGCTGGACTTCGGCCAGCAGCTGCTGAACCCGGCGATGGAAGCCATCAGCCAGAAGATCGACCGCGACATCATGGCGCTGTCGGCCGACATCAGCCAGACGGTCGGCGTGGTCGACGGTACGAACTCCCCGCTCCCGGGCGAGAACGGCTGGCGCTACGACGACCCGAAGGCCGCGATCGACGCCGGTCGTGTCCTGACCCAGCGCAACGTGCCGATCACCGGCCGCCGCCTGGTTCTCGGCCCGATCACCACGGCCTCGTGGATGGGCGACCCGTTCTTCATCCGTGCGGACACGCGCGGCGACACCGAGGGCCTGCGTGAGGCCAACCTCGGTCGGCGGGTGTACGGCTTCGACGCGTACCAGTCGCAGAACGTTCCGGCCCCCGGCGTCGGCGGTTCCTCGACCGAGACGGGCATCGCGTTCCACCAGACCGCGCTGGCCCTGGCGTTCCGCCCGCTCGCCCTCCCCAGGGGCGCAGCCAACGCGGCTATCGCCAACTACAAGGGCTTCGGCCTGCGCGTCGTGTACGACTACGACGTGGACAAGAAGCAGGACGTCGTCTCGATCGACTGCCTGTACGGCACCAAGGTTCTGGACCCGAACCGTGCGGTCCTCATCCAGGGCCCTGCGGGCAGCTGATGCGAGTCGTCCTACTCGGCGCGCCCCGGCCTCTTCACCTGAATCGTTGGAAAGACGACATGGCAGAGGCGGGGGTGGTGCTGGGCTGGGACGTTTTGCATCTACCGGCCAGGGGCCTGACCACCGACCAGGTGGTTCGGGTCTCGGCCGGGTGCGACCTGTTCATCTGGGCGCGCACCCACGGGCACTACCCGGAGGGCGACCTCCACGGCATGCTCCGCCGGATCGAGGACTCAGGCACCCCAACGGTCGGCGTGCACTTCGACCTGTACTGGGGCCTGGGCACCCGGGAAGACCAGATCGGCGTCGACCCCTGGTGGTCCCACCAGTTCGTGTTCACTGCGGACGGCGGGCACCAGGCCGAATTCGCGGCGCGCGGGGTCAACCATTACTGGATGCCACCCGCTCTCGGCCATCGCTGGCTGGGGGCTGGCCGACCGAGCCCAGCATTCGGCGCGCTGGACGCGGTGTTCACCGGCTCCAACCTCCGGGCCATACACGGCGAGCACCGGCGGCAGCTGCTCGACTGGGCCACCACCAAATGGGGTCGGTCGTTCCGGATGTTCGGCGGCATGACCCAGGTGTGGGGCGCTGACCTCAGCCACCTGTACGCATCCACCCGAACCGTGCTGGGGGACAGCGCCCCGGCCGACCGATATTGGTCGGACCGGGTGCCCTCGGTGCTCGGTCGCGGCGGCCTGCTGGCTCACCCCAACACTGTTGGATTCGAGGGTCAAGGGGTAACGGGGGAAGTGGCGGTGTTGTTCGACCGCTTCGACTTCGCCGGACTCGGCGACCAGCTGTCCGCACTTACCGACCACGACCGCACAACGATGCGGCAGAACGCCCTCGACTTGGTGCGCGATCGACATCTGTTCACCCACCGGCTGCAACAGATTCAAGAGGTCGTGTTCCAGTGCGGGTGATCGTCGCGGCATCCGGCAGCCAGCACAAGTGGGGAAACCACCTCGGTGTACCCTCACACCTGGTTCCGGTCCGCGACCCACTGCGGGCAGGCGGCAAGGAGCTGCTGTTGCATCGCACAGTCCGGCAGGCCTTTGACAGGCTCGGCCCGGACGTGCACCTCACCGCGCCCCCAGGTGACGACCGGTACAGGCTGCCGGGCGTTGCCACGCACGAGCGCTCGCCAGGCGACTTCGGCAACGAGTACCTGGCGAGCCGCGATCTGTGGTCGACCACCGGTCCAACTGTCCTGCTGCTGGGCGACGTCTATTTCACCGACCGCGCAATGCGCGCGATCCGGGGACATCACCAGGCAGCCAAGACTTACCGGGTGTTCGGCCGGTACATGGGGTCACAACAGACAGGCACACCGTACGGCGAGATCTTCGCCGTGTCGTTCTGGCCCAACTGTCACAACATGCTAGACCGCCATCTCGCCCGCGTCGTGCGGGCGTTCCACAATGGCGAATCCAAGAGGCGTGACGGCTGGACGCTGTTGCGCTCAATCCAGGGCACGCCGCTCAACGAGCACATCGTCTGCCAGCCGTGGTTCGTCGAGATCAACGATTGGACCGACGACATCGACTTCCCGGCCGACTACGAGCGGCACCCGGCGACGAGGACTAAACAATGGGTAACGTGATGGCGGCCTTCCCGGGCCTGATCAGGCGCCTGGGGGTCGACCCCTCCGGCCAGCTCGTCCACGTGGGCGCGCACGAAGGCCAAGAGATGCCGTACTACTACGAGGCCGGGTTCACCAACATCGTGCTGGTCGAGCCCATCCCGCAGTTGGTCCGCCAACTGCGCACCCGGTTTCCCGGAGCCGACGTTGTGCAGGCCGCCTGCTCCGACGTCGACGGTTCGGCCAACTTCCACCTGATGGCCAAGAGCAACATGTCGACGCTGGCCGATCCGCTGCCGATCGACCACGTTGTGGACACCTTTGTTGTGTCCACTCGGCGGCTGGACTCGATCGCGCCCAACGCCAAGGTAGCGGTTATCGACGCTCAGGGCCTCGAACTTGAGGTGCTGGAGGGCGCGCCCTGGGACAGCCTCGAACTGCTGATCGTGGAGTCGTGCACCGAGGACGATTCCACGATGGCCAGCCCGTACGACCTGGTGACCGAGGTCGTCACAACGCACGGATTCGTCGAGGTCGACCGGTGGGTCCGGGATTACGACTTCGTCAACAAGTGGGCGCGCGGCAACCGCCAGCAGAAGGTCACCGGCGGCGAAGTTCGCGATGTTGTGTTCCAGCGAGGTGACCTGCTGTGAGCGTTGCCGTTCTGGTCCCGTTCGACACCAGCGATCCACAACGCGCCCAGGTTTGGGCGTACCTGCTGGAGCGTTGGCAGGTCGCCCACCGAGACTGGCCCGTGTTCACCGGGCGGGATCGCACCGAGGGCGGGTGGCGCAAGGCCGAGGCCATCAAGGACGCCCTGTCGCAGACCGACGCCGACATCCTGATCGTTGCCGACGCCGACATCTGGTGCGACCGCGTTGCCGACGCTGTTGTGGCCGTGCAACAAGGCCAAGCTAAGTGGGCTGTCCCGCAGCTGGCCGTACATCGCCTGAGCGAGAAGACAACGGCCGACCTGCTGAACGGCACGCGCGTGCTGGAGCGACCCGGCAACGCGCTGGAGGTTCACGTTGCAACGCAGGGTGGCGGCCTGACGGTCCTCACCCGCGAAGTCCTCGAAGGCGTCCCAATCGACCCCGCGTTCAGCGGCTGGGGCCAGGAGGACGAATCCTGGGCGCTGGCCCTGAACACCCTCGCCGGACCAGCCTGGCGGGGCAACACCTGGTTGACCCACCTGTGGCACCAGCCGCAGGAACGACTGTCCCGAGAAATTGGGTCGGATGCGGGTAGGGCGCGCTACCGTCAGTACCAGCAGGCGGCGGGCAATCAGCCCGCGATGCGCGCCCTGATCTCGGAATTCTGCCCAACTCCTCTGGAAGGTTACGTGATGACCAGCCACCGTTACCGCAACAAGAACACCACCGAGGTCGTCGAGTACTCGCGCCCCAACGCGCGTCTCGAATACCTGCAGAACTGGGACAAGCTGGTCGACGGCGAGCCGGAGCCCGAGGCCGCCCCCGCTGGCAGCGGCGGTCTGCTCGGCCAGCCCCAGGTCGGCGACACTCCGCTCGAAGAGCGTGGTGCGACCCTGCCCGCTTCGGATGCCGACTGGGACGTGCCCGCGTCCCAGACCGCTCCTGTCGGCCCGGACCCGAAGAACCGACCGGCCAAGGGCGCAACCAAGGAAGCCTGGGTCAACTGGGCGATCGAGGGCGGCTGTTCCCGCGAGGACGCCGAGCGACTCACCAAGCCCGAACTCATCGAGATCTACAGCTAGGAGCCCAACGTCATGGCCAACGTGGTCACCAACATCGGCAAGGGTCGGTTCGCGTACTACGCCACCCTCCCGGCCACCAACGACGCTCTCATCGCCGTTGTGCTGGAGGCCACCGGCCTCGAATCGGACGACGCGCTGCAGGACTACGACAACCTGTCGCTCCTGCTGGCGGGCGCCAGCAACGAGCAGACCACGATGGGTCGCAAGACGCTGACCAGCGTCACCAGCACCCAGAACGACGTCGCGAACACGGCGTCGATCGACTGTGCTGACGTCACCTGGACGGCGGCCACGGGCAACGCTACCGGCAAGCTGGTCGTCTGCTACAACCCGGACACCACGGCGGGCGCCAACGACACGGCCGTCATCCCGCTGACGATGCACGACTTCGCGGTTTCGCCTGACGGTACCGACATCACGGTTCAGATCGACGCGGCTGGCCTCGCCACCTCGTCCGACGCCTGAGGAGCCGCATGACCACTCCCCCCGAAGATCCGCCGCCCACCAACCCGCTGCAGGACCTGGCGGCCAGCGTCGAGAACCCGTATCCGATGTACCAGCTGAAGCTGGACGTTCGTCCGGATGAGGGTTCTGACGTTGGTATCACCGTCAGGATGAACCTGGTGTTCGCCGACCTGGTCCCTGACAACCGGCGAAACTGGCTGATCCACGACCTGGTCACTGGTCTGGAAATGCAGGGATACAACCTGGCCCCCAGCGGCGAGGCCAGCTTCCAGTATGTGGAAGACCCCGAGGACGACAGGGGTTACCACACGGAAGCCGTGGCCAACCTGCTGCCAATGCCGGTCTCTACGGGTCCCAACCCCAACCGGCCGTAACCACAACACAACGCGAGGGAGGGCGGGCCGATGGCACGGAAGTTCACCACCGGGTTCGAGGCTGGAACCGAGTGGACTGCTACTGTTGGCTCGCCCACCGTCGTTACGACGCAGGCCAACAGTGGTACGCACTCCATGCGATTCCACCCGACCAGCAGCGCGCAAACAGCAATAGCGCAAGAGGTCGACCCTGATCAGAACCAAGACCATGTATTCCTGAGAGCGTACGTCTACGTGGCAACCGCGCCAGCAGCTACCACGGGAATCATGGCGTGGTCAGACAACGACGGAACCGAGAAGCCCGGAACGATCTCCGGCTTCTACGGCGTCAAGATGAAAAACAACCGCACGCTGATTATTACCAACAGCACGGGGACAACCGGTAGCACTGCCAGCGCAGCTATTCCGCTCAACACGTGGACTCGAATCGAGTTCGACTATGACGACCTGGCAGGCACCGGCAAGGTCTACATCAACGGTGTGCTGGCTACCTCAGATACCGACATCAGCCTCGACGGCGGCGGCATCGCCCGGTTCGGTGTAATCAACCCGACCACGGCGGACATCTACTTCGATGACATTGCGGTCAACGACAGCACCGGGTCGACGGACAACGGGCTGCCGGGGCCGGTAGAGCCGCCCGAAGAGCCCGGGATTCCGACGGCGGACCTGGTGGATGGCTTCACCGGCGGCACGATCGATGCGGACAATTGGCCGAACGCCAGCGGGGTCAGCCAGGTCGGCGGGCGCGGCAGGGTGCCGTGTGACGCCACCTTCCCCGAGTTCTCGACCGACGCGGCGTACACGCTGAAGAACAGCCACGTCGGCTGCCAGGTGTTCCCCGCTGCCAAAGGCGGCGCGGCGACCGAGGCATTCACGCAGCTGATGGTCACCACCACGACGTCAGGCACCGACGCGGTCATGTTCTGCGACGCGATCACCGGAACGCTGTTCACGGCTGTGCGCAGCGCGTTCACCGACCCCGACCAGGCTGGCGTCGTGTACGACCCGGTTCTCCACGCCTGGTGGCGAATCGCCGAGTCGTCCGGCAGCATCACGTTCCAGACCTCGGTAGACGGCGTCACCTGGACTACCCGCCGCACCGCGACCTCCCCGTCATGGGTCGGCGACAACGACCTATCGATCCACCTGCTGGCGCACCGAACCGGCGGCACAGACGACTTCGCCGAGTTCGACAACGTCAACCAGCTCGCACCGGCGGTAACCGTTGTCGACCTGGGCGTGGCCCGGGAAGAGTCGGCCGTTCACACGGTCGGGCACTCCCGACACGCGTCGATAGGGCGCGCGGCCACGGAGGACGTATCCCGGGCGCTCTCGCACGGCCGCCGGTCCTCAGTGGCCCCGGCAGGGGAGAAGACAGCCGGACACCCCGTCCTGCACCGCCGCGACGGCCACCTGGCGCCTGCGGCCACCCGGGAGAGCGCGCACGCGCTGGCCAGCCGCAAGACCTACACGCTCGGTCACGCTGCAACCACGACCAGTGCGCACGGACTCGACGTCAGTCGCGTTGTCACAGTTGGTCGAGCAGAGACGGCAGATCACGCGGGGGAAGTGGCGCCATCCCGCCTTATCGACCTGGGTCTAGCAGAGTCGATCAGCCAGGCCAACGCGGTCACCTTCCGACAGTTCTATCCGCTGCTGATCTCCGGAACCGAGGAGTCGGCAACCGAGATTGTCGCCAGCAGCACCGCACACCTGGTCGGCTCGGCCGCCAGCGAGACCGCACACGCGGTCACAACGTCGAAGTCCGCCACTCTGCCCGCTGCTCAGGCTGGCGACGCGGCCTTGGCCGTGTCGCACAACCACGCCGCGCACCTGGTCGCGGCAGCGACAGCCACAACGGCACACGACATCGCGTTCCGGCAGTTCTACCCGTTGGGGGCCGCGCATGAAGCCGCTGTAACCGAGGCGGTCACGTTCGAGCAGGCCGCCCATCCGGGCGCGGCACGGACGGTCGACCAAGCGCATGCGGTCACGTTCCTCCAGTTCTACCCGCTGGGGGTGGCAGCCGAGAAGTCGTCGGCGACCAAGGTCGAGCACGACCACGCGGAGCAGATCGACCCGGCCAGGTCGGTCGACACGGCGCACGCGGTCGGGCACAGCAGGCTGGCGCACATTGGATCGGCCAGCGCGGCCGACCGGGCGCACCTGACGTTCACGGGTCACATAATCCCGATCGGCGCGGCGGCCACGGAGACCACTGCGCAGGGCCTGGGGCACAGCCGCCGGTACCACGCGGCTCCGGCCCGGGAGCAGGCCGCCGGAGGTACCACGGAGGCCCGGAAGACGGGCAGCCTGGGCGCGGCTGGCGTGCGGGAAATCGCGCATGCGGGTACGGTCAAGATTCAGGGTCAGCTCGGACTGGCAGTCGAAACGGCCGGTAGCCACCGGGTCACGCCCAGCAAGACCAACGGGCTATCGGCAGCCAACACACAAGACCAGTCAAATTCGGCAACCGCAAGCAAGCTATTCCGGCTTGGTGCGGCGACCACGCAGGAGGCGGGTCAGCCAACCGCCGCCCTCAAAACTTCCCCGGTCGGTCCTGCCCGGACCATCGACCAGGTGGAGGCGGTGGTCTCGTCAGCGACTCTCCGGCTCGGCGAGGCCACCGAACAGATCGCGGTCAGCGCGCTGCACATCGCTAAGGTGCGCAGATTGGGCGCGGCGTCCGACCAGGCGACCGCCCGGCCAGTTACCCACCGCCGGACGGCGCATCTCGGCCTGTCGCGCACCGTTGACGCTGGCCGCGATCTGAAAGACCAGCACCAAGGCAAACTGGGCAGGGCAGCCGAACGCAACGTCGCCCACCCACAGCGCGCCAGCAGGCGGTTGACACTGGGGGGCAGCGGCGCAGTAGAACTGGGTCGGCCCACGGTCCAGCGCAAACGCCTGTCGATCGGTGTGGCGCACGAGGTAGTCGAGGCCCATGAGGCCCGGCTGCCCCACCTGAACCGCCTGCTGCTGGCAGCCGCAACGGTGACAGTGGCCAGGCCGGTCATATTGACCCACCAACGCCCAGCCGACCAGTTGGTCCCGAGCACAACGGGGCCTGCGTTGGTACCAGGGGTCACCGGGCCCACACTACGAGCTAGCACAACAACCCCCGCGTTGGTCGCGACGCACACAACAGGAGGCAGCTAAGATGACCGATGTTGGCGACCTGGTCACCGCGAACCTGCTGGTGCAGCCATTCGACGACTCAACAATAGCTACACTCGAAGTGGTCTCGCCGGACGGCGTGTCCGAAACGCCGGTCGCCTTCAGCGAGGACGGCGGCAACACCTGGAACGCCCCGGTCGAGTACACCCTGCCAGGCATCTGGGTGTTCAAGTGGACCGTGATGGGTACGGGCGCGTCGGTCGAGTTCGAGAAGATCTCGGTTGCTCCCAGCCCGGATTACGTCGACCCCACGCCACGCCGCGTGTACGCCAACACCGTTGAACTGGCCAACTATCTGCAGGCTGCGCCCCCGCTGGACTCCGAACATCTGCTGCGCGAGGCCAGCCGCGTGCTGGACGACGCACTGATGACGGCGGTCTACTACACCGACGACGACGGCTACCCGGCCGCCCCGAAGCAGCGCGAGGCGTTGCGGCAGGCCTGCTGCATGGTAGTCGAATGGTGGGGCGAGACCGGCGACCCGATCGGCGCAGACGGCGACTGGCTGACGGCCAGCGCTGGCGATGTCCTGGTGACCCGAGGCGTTGGCCCCGGCGGCGTCGTGCAATCCACCCAGGTGCGCGCCAACCAGTTGCCACCCAGAGCCTGGGGCGAACTGACCCGGGCGCGGCTCCTTCCGGGAGTGATCTACCAGCGATGAGGCAAATACCTGGTTTCATGATGCGCCACAACGTCCAGGTCGAGAATTACCTGGGCACCAACGCGGTCGGCGAAGTCTACGGCCGCCCGTACGAGGTACCCTGCATGCTGGTCGAGCAGAGCAAGATGGTTCGCAACGCGCAAGGCGAGGACGTCAGCAGCTCGTCCCGGTACATCGCGGCACCCGGCCACAACCCGCCGGAGAACAGCCGAGTAACCTTGGATGACGGCGTTGCCCGTAAGGTGATTTCGGTAACTCGCGCCACCTGGCCGAAGATGAGCGTGCCAGCCAACACCGAGGTATCGCTCGATTGAGGGGGGTGGCGCGGTGGCCCAGAGCTACAAGTTGACCTACAACGGTCGGACGTTGTGGACCAACGGCGGCAAGCAGCGGGCGGCGCGCGGTCTGCAGCTCGCGTTGGAGTTGATCCTACAGGAATCCGACAAGCTGACCCCCCTGGACGAGGGCACGCTGGTTCGCTCCGGCACGACCTCGATCGACCCCGCCACCCTCTCCGGTGCGGTCAGCTACAACACGCCATACGCGGTCCGCCAACACGAGGAGCTGACCTGGCGACACGCGTCCGGCAGGCAGGCCAAGTTCCTGGAGACGGCAGTCAATGCCAATCGGGACACCGCCGCCCAGGTGATTTCGGCCGAGATCAGAAAGTGGTTCGCATGACCGACGGCTACAATGCTAGGCTCATGACCGGGTTCGCCCAGCTGTTTGCCAGCAACGGCATCGGTTCGTTCGATACCTCGGGCGTCTACCCGGCCGGAGCTACCGCGATTTTCCTGGGGTTGACCCCCGACCAACCCGACCGCGCCATCACCCTGATGAGCTACCCGGTCGAAGACACGGACTTGACCAACGTGATAACCGGGTTCCAGATCCGGTTTCGCGGAGGTCGCGACCCCCGAGAGGTCGAAAACATCTCGGACTCGATTTACGACCTGCTGCACAACAGGTCGCAGTATGACGTCAACGGGATCCACATCGAGCTGTCCTGGCGGCAGTCCGGGTCGTGGATGGGGCAGGACCAGAACCAACGCGTAGAGCGCGTGGAGAATTTCTACCTGCACGCCGAACGAGCAGCACCCCATCAACTCGCCTGATGTGACCGGAGGTCACCAGTGTCTACGCCCACCCCCATCACCGCTCTCGCCCGCCGCTGGAAGCTCGAAGTCGACCTGGGCACCGGCGACGTACCGGACTGGCAGCCGATGATCGGCATCACCGAGTTCCAGCCCACCTTCCCGCCCAACATCGAGGACAGCTCGTCCTACGACTCGGACGGCTGGATGGAGAACACCAAGACGGGCCAGTCCTGGGAGCTGGACGTCACGTTCAACCGCAAGATCAACGATCAAACCCTCGTCTTCAACGACGTGCACGAGGCGATCCGGCTGGCCGCGTTCGGCTCCGGTTCGGCCTCCGAGGTCCACGTGCGGTTCTACGACCGTACCGGCCTGCCCGAGGCGTACGAAGGTCAGTGCCTCATCGAGTGGGAAGACCAGGGCGGCGAGTACACCGCGCTCGGCCAGGTCTCCGCGACGATGACCGGCAACGGCCCCCTCGCCATCATCGACAACCCGATCACAGGAAGCTAAATGCCAGGAAGGTTCGAGGCACTCGATGAGCTTCTTGACGAGGCCATCGAGTTGCCTGTCCCGATTCCGGGACAGACGGAGCGCAAGATGTACCGGGTCGAGTCGCCCAGCGCCAAAGACGGTCTGCAGATCGAGCGCATGACCAACGTCGCGGTGCAGCTGGCGAACGGCGGCGAGAACATCAACACCGAGTTGCTGGACGACGAGGAGGAGATCGACCTCTACCGGTCGCTGCTCGGCCCGGTATACGACGTGATGGTGGCTGATGGCGTCAAGTGGGTCTGGATGCGTCACGTCTCGATCACCGTGCTGATGTGGGTAAGTTCCGGCCTGCAGGCAGCCGAACGATTCTGGGCGGCGGCTGGTAACCCGGAATTGATGGCCCCGAATCGGGAGACGCGGCGAGCGCAGCAGGCTGGATCGGCTGCGGAGACCTCGACCCGAGGACGGGCCTCCACGAGTGGTACGAACCGAAACCGGGGTACCAAAGGCCGCCGCCGCCCGGCGCCCCAGAAATAACCTGGGGCAAGCTGCTTGAGGTGTGGGACCTGATCGAACAGGACCTGCACCAATATTTCGGTATCGACGTCGGCGATCCGGACCTGTTGGCCAACCGCTCCTGGCGGTGGCTGCGCACCCGGATCGTCGGCTGTCTCGGAGTGTACCGAGGCCGAACGGCTCAGCACTTCGCCCCACCCGAGAGACAACCACGAACGAAGAAATGAGGGGGGTGGCGGAGTGGCTCTGACCATCGGCGAACTCGTCGGCATGGTCACGCTGGACACGACCGGAATGGACGACGGTCTAAACCGGGCCGAGACCCAGATGCGGCAACTCGGCACTAACATCAGCGGGACCGCGACAACCGCCGGAGAGACGGCCGGGTCAGCTCTGGGCGACGGTATCGCCCAGGGCGCTGAAACTCAACTCCGCAACGCCCAAGGCGAGCTGGTTACGGCTGGCACCGAGGCCGGAGAGAGCTTCAGCGGGGGCCTGGAGTCGAGCGCCAGCGAGGGCGGCGAGAAGGCGTCCGAGGACGTCAAGAGCAAATTCGACAAGCTCAAGACCGGGATAGCCGGAGCGGGCTTGGCGGCAGGTGGCGCCCTGATGGCGGCGTTCGGCGAGGCCATGGACCAGCAGAACATCGTGGCCAAAATGGGCGTGCAGATGGGCGCCACCCCCGCCGTTGCTCAGCGGTACGGCAAGATCGCGGGCTCGCTCTACTCGACCGGACTCACCGAGGACTTCCAGAGCGCGGCCGACGCGATCTCGGCGACGATGGGGGCTGGCCTTCTCCCGCCCACCGCTACCAACGCCCAGATCCAGTCGATCTCGGGCAACGTGTCCAACCTGGCCAGCACGTTCGGACAGGACCTGGGCGGCGTTACCAACGCAGTCAGCCAGATGCTGCGCACCGGCCTGGCACCCAACGCCAAGGCCGCGTTGGACATCCTGACCGTGGGTTTCCAATCGTCCGCCAACAAGGCTGACGACCTGCTCGACACGTTCAACGAGTACGGCACCCAATTCCGCAAGGCTGGGCTCGATGGCGCCACCGCTGTCGGTTTGATGAACCAGGCCATCCAGGGCGGTGCCCGGGACTCCGACCTCGCGGCTGACGCGATCAAGGAATTCTCGATCCGAGCGGTCGACGGGTCGAAGACCACCAAGGATGGCTTCGCGGCCCTGGGCCTCAACGCTACCGACATGGCCACGAAGTTCTCTAAGGGCGGCAAGTCGGCGTCCGCAGCCCTGGACACGACGCTCGACCGACTGCGCAACATGAAGGATCCGGTAAAGCAGTCGGCCACCGCGACCAAGCTGTTCGGCACCCAGGCCGAGGACCTCGGCGCGGCGCTGTACAAGATGGACCCGAGCACCGCAGCCAAGGGCATCGGCAAAGTCGGTGGAGCTGCCGACAAGATGGGCAAGCAGCTGTCGGCGTCGGCCAGCGTGAAGGTCGAGGCATTCAAGCGTTCGCTCACCCAGGGCCTGGTGAACGTGATGGGCAACCAGGTCATCCCGATCCTGATGAAGGTGCCTGGCTTCGTACAGAAGGTGGCCACCGCGTTCCAGACGGCGGCCGGGTTCATCGACCGCAACAAGACCGCGTTCATCACCATCGGCTCGATCATCACAACGATCATGCTGCCAACCCTGATTCAGCTGGGTGTTCAGGCCACCATCGCTGCCGCCAAGTCCGTGGCAGCGTTCGCCGCGCAGGCGGCCGGGGCAGTGAGCGCAGCGGCCAAGTTCGTGGTTTCGAATATCACGATCATCGCGGGGTGGGTGGCCCAGGGGGCGGCAGCCGCCGCAGCGGCCATCCGCACGGTAGCGGCTTGGGTGCTCATGGGCGCACAGGCGATGCTGCAAGCGGCGAGAATGGCGGCGGCGTGGCTGCTGGCCATGGGGCCGATCCCGATCATCATCGCGCTGGTGATCGGCCTGGTTGCGCTGATCATCGCCAACTGGGACACCATCAAGTCCTGGACGCTGGCCGCGTGGGACTGGGTCTGGAACAAGATCAAGGAAGTCGCCCAGTTCCTGCTCGACCTGTTCATGAACTGGACCCTGGTCGGCCTGATCATCTCGCACTGGGACGCGATCAAATCCGCCACCTCCGCCGCTTGGGAAGTGGTAAAGAACGCCGTAATGGTCGTGGTAAACGCGATCCTGGCGACCGTGACTGCCGTCTGGGGAGCCCTGAAGACGGCCACCCTGGCAGTGTGGAACGCCATCAAAACGGCGGCCTCCGCGACCTGGAACTTCATCAAATCGGTGATCACAACGCAGGTGAACGGCGCGAAGGCCGTTGTGTCCGCAGTGTTCAACGCAATGAAGTCCCTGATCACAACGACCTGGAACGGGATCAAAAGCGTCACCTCCTCAGTGTGGGGAGCCATCAAATCGACCATCACCACCTTGGTCAACGGAGCCAAGTCGGCGGTCAGCTCGGCCATCAACACGATCAAGAGCGCGTTCAGCTCCGGGTTCAACGCAGTGAAGAGCACGGTGTCGAACGCCATCTCCAGCGTGGTCAACGTGATCAAGGGCTTGGGCGGGAAGGTGAAGTCCGCGATCACCGGCGCTGGCACCTGGCTGGTCAACGCCGGAAAATCGATCATCCAGGGCCTGATCAACGGCATCAAGGGCATGGCAGGCAACGTGACCTCGGCCGTGAAGGGCGTGCTCAGCTCGGCCCGTAAGCTCCTGCCGTTCTCGCCCGCCAAGACGGGCCCGTTCTCCGGCAAGGGCTGGACACTGTACTCCGGCCGCTCGATCATGGAGGCCATGGCCACCGGCATCAACCAGCGGTCCGGCCAGGTGTCCGACGCGGTCAAGGGCGCGATGGCCACGGCCTCTCGACACCAGCTCGCCTTGGGCGACGCCAACACCCCGATCGGCACGATCCAATCGACCGCACCTTCAGCAGTAGCTGCAGCTGGCAGCGGGGGGAGTGGCGCAGGGCTGGCCATCGAGAACTACTACGAATCCAACAACGGATCGGCGTCCGACACAGCCACCGAGCTGGAGTGGCTCGCCAGGACGAGGAGGTAACCGCAGTGGCACCAATCTCCTGGTTGGGGTCTCGGCCCGGCCACATCCAGTACGGGAACTTCCTGTTCGGGCCGGGCACCCGGTTCAAGTGGGACACGCTGGAGGGCTGGGAGGACAGTCCGGCCATCGACTCCGGTACGGTCATGCGCGCCAGCGACCACGGCGCGTGGCCCGGCGTCCACTACGCCCAATCCCGCACCATCACGTTGTCGACCATCATCAAGACCGAGCCCGGCCAGATGACGGCGGCGGTCCGCGAATTGAACGCGGCGTGCACGATAGATCTCATGGATGAGATCCCGCTCGTGGTGCAGTTGGACGACGACGCACCCGAGGTGGTGTTCGCCCGCTGCACTCGCCGGACGACCACGGTCACCCGTACCAACCGGGTCGGGTACACCAAGGGCTCGATCCAGTTCCTGGCCACCGACCCCCGGCGGTACAGCCTGGCCGAGAATTCGGCCTCGGCCCACCTGCCGGAGCAGGAGGCCGGATTGTCCTGGCCGCTGGCGTTCCCGCTGGCGTGGGGCGAGACTGGGTCGTCCGGCAGCCTGTCCGCCACCAACGAGGGCGACACCGGCACCCACCCGACGATCACGATCACGGGCCCGTGCTCCACGCCCTCCGTCACCAACGTCAACACAGGCGACCTGCTAGAGTACGACCTGACGTTGAGCGACACCGACACCCTGTTCATCGACACCAACGCAGGTACTGTTACACTGAACGGTACCCAGGCCAATCGCCTGTACACGGCCACAACGCGCAGCACCCCCGAGGGGTCGTTCGTCTTCCCGCCCGGGTCATCGTCCCT